GGATTGTTAGTGTAAGCGCGTTTGAACGTACCATCCCAAATACCTGCATAAGTGCGTGCAACTGGATCATAATTTGATGGAACTTGCAGCTTAATCCCTTTTAAATCGACAGCAATTTTTGCTACGTTGGAAAAGGTTTCTGCATCGTATTGAAGGCCCAACAATGCTGTATTTGGATAACTTAGCTTAAGATCAATTACTTCTGTGAGTGCATCGACATACATCTTGTCACTGATATATTCTGAAGTTGAATTCGGTGTAATGCGTCTAACTCGAATGGTCCAACCGCTATCCGATTTTGGCAAATCAATACGGTGTGAGCGTTCATAGTTTGCAGATGTTTTATCAGAAATCTGAGTATTTAAAACTTCAGTCCACGTGCCGCCATTTGTTTGTAAATCGATTGCATATTGAATCGTGATACCTTTCACATCACCATTGTCGGCATTTTGCTGACGCAGCGGCCCCCATTTAAAACGGATACGCACAGCATCAAGATCAGTGTTGGAAATAGCACGAACCCAAGGCGTACCAGAAACTAATTCAACATTGATTGCAGCTTCAGATGAAATATCTGGAAAGCCTTCAATATGTTCCTGATCATTGGTGCCAAAGCGGAAATCTGCTTGAATATCCTGAAAATTTGATCCGCCATTCGGGTTGTGAAGTGGTGTTTCTTCCAAATAAACTGATTGCAGTCCATTGGCTAAGCCTTCAACTTCACCTTCAGATAAACCGTACAGAATTTTGATATAGGTTTTGGATTGCGCTGAATCGGGCGCAATTACTGGCTTTCTGGCTTTCTTGCCACCTGCTTTTGCGCCTTTAATTACTGCATTCATACTTTTTCTCAAACAATAAAAAAGGCGCGATATGCGCCTGTGTATTTTTAAATATTTACATTAAGTCTTCAGGATATTGAGCAGCACTTGCGATAAAGCCACCGACTTCACGCTGACCGTAAAGCACTGGCACTGGATTGCCTTGAGCGATTGTTGTAACTGCACCGCCGAAACCTTTGTTTGCCTTGTTGCCGTCTTGGTTTTGGTCTTGATTGGTGTCAACTTTTGGCATCAACATCATTGCAATGCCGCCCACCATCATGCCAATACCTGCACCAATCAACGCCACACCGAGTGGAGCACCAACACCCGTAAAAACCAATACAGCGCCCACAACAACGAGAACCGCACCCACAATAGTCTGAATAAGACCGCCATCACCTCCCGCACCTTTTACTTTTGGTACGACTTTGATGGTCTTTGCGGATGTGTTCATATCTAGTTCAGCTTCACTAATATTTTGCTTATCCTGAAATACTGCGAACTCTAAGCCCTGCTCATGTGCATGCAGCATAAAGTGTTCAAAGCCGGGAATCTGCACACATAAAGCCCGCATGGCTTCACGTGTATTTTCAACATCAAGCCGAAATTCTTTGCCGAACTTCTTGGCTAGAACTCCATAAAGTCTAATTTTTTTGAGCATATCTAACTACCTTGGCTACACGTTCTTGCCACTGTGGACCAAATACTTCTCGCACAGATTTTCGGCCGTATGGATGATGCAGAATGATTGATGAACCGACACATGATTCTGTCTGTTCAGATTTCAACTCCGTCCGATCTCCCAACCAGATCACTGCATGATTCACATGTTCTGTGCGTCCGACACGACATAACAGCACATCACCGTATTGCATATCACTAACTTCAATAAAACCGGCTTGGCCAAAGCCATCCAGATACAGTGATTTGTTGTCTTTAGATTCCCACCAACGATCCTGACGTTCAAAATCGATTAGCTTGATGCCTAGCTCACGCTGATAAAAATCCCGCACGATTGAATAACAATCTTGAATGCCGTGAATATAGTTGCGACCAACAAGTGGCACACGATAGCCACACGGTTCATATACTTGAAATTCTATGTCGGGATAAGCACAAATCACCCAAGGCTTTTGATGTAATTCGATTTGTATTATGTCAAGCTCAGATGCTCGAGCACTCGCATTTGGATGTGAATGTACATAAGCTTGAATTTCGCCTAAATCTTCTGCTTTAGCTAAATCTTCAGGATGGATTTCAAACTGATCTTTATGCGGTGAAATATTGCGACAAGGCCTATAGTAGTCATCAATAATCAGACCGCAGCATTCAAGCGGGAAGCACTCTTCAGCATGAGCTGAAATTGCAGCTTTTAAAGTTTCAGTTAATTTCATTACATTAAACTCGACGCTGGAAAGCCGCCAAAGCGGATTTCATTATTACGAATACGACATGAAGTTAAGCGACCAGAGCAACGATCTAACGCAGGATTGTCTGTCGGCTCATCTTTATCAGTGAACATTGCGGCGCCTGTATACTGACACTCTTCACCACGATAATTTCCCATTGCACACCAGTGACAGTAATTTGAAATCTGCCGAACTGGTATTTTTAGACCTTCAAAGTCGATCGGGTTTGAGAGTTCAAAAGTCACCGCTTGCGCATTTTCAGAAGTCTTTTGCTCGATATACCAAAGCTGCTCTTTCGCTTCGTTTGATGCTGTCGGATTGCCTTGTGAGAAATTTTCAGCATCAAGATATTTGGCCAAAGTGGTAATTACTTTCAGCTTTGAACCTGCGAAATCACCAAACTGCAAACAGTAAGCCGAAATTGCACCTTGAATACCGCCGATATTATTTGCCATGCTTAAAGTGGGCGCAGACGCTTTGCCATCAGATCGCAGTTCTAAGCCCGATACTTCTAAAGCCATCGGTTCAAAAGTTTGACCCTGCCAGATGATATTTCGCTGCCATGCTTTTTCATCACCTGAGTCAAAAACCTTGCCAATTGAGCTTACGTCTGCACCGATTAACTCACTTGAGCCGATGGATGTATAAATGCGCTCCCAGTCTTCATAAGAGATATGCCCATGAAAACGTAAAATGCCCGCACCTAGGTTGCGAGCATCAAGTTCAAATAATGTGATTAAGCTTTCTACATGGAGTTTTTGAAAATCACTATTGAGCGCCATGCATCATCTCCGAAACTGCTTGAGCTATACCCGTCGGCTGAAATTCAGGCGGTGCAATGGATTCAAGATTTTCTTCAATATCAGGCTGAGGAAGTTCTTGTAAGCGAATCGTAATCCAACGGTCTTTAGTGATATCTACAGGATTACTAAGATCAGCAACGATGGTTGCTGTTTCAAGATCAAACTTTTTTTTGTAGGTTTTTACCGAAATGTCGCCATTTTCTAAAGTTTCATAGATTACTGAAAATAGTACATTACCATTTGCATCTTTTGGTGTTTCTACATACCAACCCTCTTGCGCAAAACCAGATGAATTTTTTAGTAAATAGTTACCAATACCGAGTTTTTGAAAAATAATTTCTTGATGATGTGCCTCGTCGTTCAACACTATATGATCAGCAAAAAGTTCCACAATTGGTGAGGCAGCCTTCACGAACCCATTACTGTCAACTGTTGTGTTTCCACTATCTAGAATTTTAAAAAAACGTTTTACACTCGTAGAGCCACTATTAATAAAAAGTGTTCCATGATACAGATGATGTTGAACGTTTTGAGGCGCTATTAATAAATGCCCATTCGAAGGGCCTGTTGAAATATTGAAGGCGCAGTACGTGCCAACAGGCAACCCGATTTTATCCCCAACTCCTGTTCCATGACCTGTAGCATCTCCACCAGTCACTCTAGCATAACTGTTATCCGGCATCTCTCCTGGCGCTAAAGGAACTGAACGAACAGAACCTGGGCCAGAACCGATTCCAAGATCACCTATCTTCATAATTCGGCCAACAGTCGCATCTGTATAGGATGTAGTTACACTTGCTGTAGCTGCTGTACCCAATCCTAAATTTGTCCGTGCTTGTGCTGCTGTGGTTGCACCAGTTCCGCCTTTAGTAACAGGTAAAGCTGCAGGTAGATTTGCATTGCCTGTACCCGTTCCACCTAAAAATGCATAAATTTCATCGTCATTTGCTTGTAGTTTGGCCGAACCTGTTCGGAACGTATCACCGCCTGCGCCGGTTGGTGCTGTGCCTAGATTAATTGTTTGCTTAGCCATATTTTGCTCACAAAAAAGCCCCAACATGTGGGGCGAGAAATTGAATTAAATTAGGGGTAAAAGACCTGGGTGAATGTGGTTGAGATTCTCCACACTAATCCACCCACTTTAGAGATTTGGTATTCGCCAGCTTTTACTCGGACTTCACCATCTAGTAGTGAGTCCCACAAGAAAGAATCAGCGCCTTTATGCGCGTCAAAAAAGGCTTTAATTTCTAAAATTTCGTCCTTTTTTGCCGTACGCTGATAGGACCATTGTCCAGATCTATTATTTATACCAACTGAGATATTCTGCTCATACCCATCTCCAAATTTGCTCGAAAGCGTATTGAATGATGAGGTTTGAGCATTACCTTCTAAGTCTTGGCACCATGTGAATTTTTGGCTGCTCATAAATCGTGTCCAATAAAAAACCACCCGAAGGTGGTTTAACTTTTAATGATACTAGTTACTCTTCATCAGAAACATTCATGGCTGCATATTGAAAAGCATCAGAAAACTGTTGAGAGTATTTTTCAGTAACTTCTGGACTAAGAGCCTTTCTAAAAACAAACTCTTGATCCTTCATAAATTCTTGAAATTCTTCTAAATCCACAATACCTTGCTGAACTAGAAACTTCATAATGCTGTAATTCACAGCATTTTGAATAACAAAATTACCTTGTATATCGTCTTTTAAGTCGCTCACTATCGGCCCCTTACAAAATTATAAATCAGTCCACCTTGGCGCATTTCTTTTCTTGTGTAGGCTTCCATCATACTTTGAAAACCTTGAGCAAGCTGTTTTTGCCCTTGGGTATCCACTTTAGCCGATCCATCTGTATTTACAATAATGGTTTGAGATATTTTTACATCACCACCTGAACCATTATTCTCTCGCTCAATCGCATCAACAGTACCCATGCCGATACGGTAAGTATCTTTAGGAGTGACAAGTCCGCCGTCTGAATACCCTTTAGGCGGCTGCGATGTTCGCATTGCTTCGACCACATTCACACCACCCCAGCGCTTAATATCCTCTTGCGACCAAACGACCTCGCCTTTATGGACAATACCTGCGGGATCAAGCTTGCCACCAATACCAGTGAAGCCGCCATCAGAGAATCCTTTTGGTGTGGCTGCTTGGATCATTGAAACAAAAGTTCCAGATTCAAGAGTCGCTAACGCTGCTGCGCCCATTTTTTGCCAAACAGTACCCGGCTCATTAGCATAAGCATCCGATGCAGATTTCCAAACGTTCATACCTGCCTGAGCGAGAGCAAATGCTTGTTGTGCCCCATACAAGGCGTGATATGCAGCTGATGACTCTCCTAGCATTGCACCAAACATTCCAGAAAGCGCGCCTGTGACTTGTTCACCATACCCAAGTTGCAGCCCATAAGATCCTTGCTGATATGCAGATTCAATCGCTGTCATGCGTTCGTGATGCGCTTGCCAAATTGCTTCGCGTTGCTCAGCAGTTTCAGCTAATGCCATCTGTGCATCAAACAAGGCTTGCGATTGGTCATATCGATCAAAGCGTTCTTGCTCCAACGAAAATTGATCGCCTGTGCCATTCATGTTGGCTTGAGTTTGCCCCCATTGTTGAACAGCATTATTTAAGCGTCTGCGATTTTCCTCCTGTTGAGCTGCTTTACTTAAATCAATCTGACGCTGCTTTTCCTCTTTATCAAGATTTGAATTTAAGAGAATTTGCTCGCGCTCTAAACGGTATCGCTCCTGCATTGCCTCAGTTTCAGATAAAAGAGCCTCTCGCATTTGGAATATACGTTGCTCTTTTGCAAGTTTGATTAGGCCGAGTTCGTGGGCACTCTCCATGTCGGCAGAATCTTTTTTCAACTTACGCTCATCTGCCAACAAGCCTTTCGTGGAGTCGATGCGCAACTTTTTAATATTTGTCTGAGCGCGAAGTTTTGCCGTTTCAGACATATTGTATTCGTTAAGTTCAAAGTCGAGTTCTGCTGTATAAAGCTTTTTCCTTGCCTCCGAAATGGACGTAGCATCAGCAATCATTCTTGTTTTTGAATCTGACTTTAAAGATGAATTATTGATTTTCTCAATTTCATTTTTTAAATCAGTTTCAATGCGGGTGAACTCACTGGTGTATTCGTAGATGAGGCGTTGTGCATCCTTGAGCGCTCTTTCAGCCTCACGTCTTAATTTTGCCGTATTATCAGCTGCCTTTTTGGAAGAATTTGCCGACCCATCTAAAGCTT